CTAAAATACCCATAGATATAATTACCCTTGATAGTTATACTTGACACAACATCATTTTCATCTGTCTTTGTCATTATATAATATTCTAATGGAACAACATTATATCTAGATAACAATCTAGAACCAATGTGAAATCCCATCCAATATTTCTGGTCAAGAGTATTCCAGTGCCGCATTTCATAATCAGTAACCTTAAATTTACTGTGTTGTTTATAAGACTTTATAGGATTATAACCATTATTTAGAACATATTGATTATAATCTTCTACTATCTTATAGCTTGCAGAACCTCTACTAGGTAAGTTAAATAAAGTTTGGACAAGACTGATTGCATCACCACCATTACCTGAAGAAAAATCTTTGTACTTATAGATACCATTTCTATCAAGATAAATACACATAGAAGGAGTTTTCTCCCGTGTGTTAAATATTGATTTCATTTTAATATCCTGACCTGTAAGCTTCTCTGTAAGATTAAGATAGTGTTCAAATACCCACTCTCTAGGTACATCAGTTAAATCACATATTAAGTTTTTTGTAGAAATCATAGCAACCCAATTTAAATGTATAAGGGGAGCTAGACTAACTCCCCTGTATACAAGAGCTGTTAATCTAAACTGAAATCAGAAGAACCCCTAGATGGTGCTGAGAATTCATCATCATCACCAAAGTTTTCTACTGGCTTTACTTCAAGTTTCTTAAGGTGTTTGTTCTCATCATACTGAAGCATCTTATCAGAACCCTGCTCACTATATGCATATTTACCACCTTCTGATTTTGGTAACCACATGTCATATGCAGTATAACCAGATTTATTTTCATATTCCTTACCGGCAATACAAAATTCTAGATACTTATCTTTGAGTGGAGCATTATCACTAAAGTTTCTTACAAATTCTTCAATAGTATTAAACTTATTATCCTGCTCCTCAAACCATTTCATTATACCTGTTGCCTTAGATAAGTTAGCCAAGAACATCATTAGAGATCTATCTCTCTGAATTTTAATTCCAGACTTAGTTACACCATCAGCAAATGCATATTGACTAGCTTTCACTCTACCAATCTGTCCTGCATATCTGCCCTTGTTTTCATCATCTTTATCAATATAAAAGCCCTCAAACCCCTCAATTGGTTCTGTCTCAACATTAAGTACTAAATGCTTGGCACCATCAATAAATTGAAAGTTTTCCAATACAATACTGTTAATTTTTAGTGTGTGGTTTCCTGGTGCAATTGTTTTTGCCATTCCACCACCTGTGTTTTCACTTACTAGATCTTTTGTGCTTAATCCCATTTTGTTATTATTTATTATTTATATACTTTATCCCAGTGAGTTATTATCTCACCATTTTTCATTTCAGAAACTACTATCTCTTCATTTCTTAAGTGCTCAGGTCTTGCACCACAAGTAACTTCTTCATTAGTTTTAAAGCTAATAATTGTTTCATTACCCTTTCTGTACATATAACCTATTGCATCTGCATTAGCGCAGATTAGAGATTTTATTTTACCCGTCAAATCTATATTTGCAGATAATACCATCTCACCTTTATCATCTACCTGCTTGTCTTTAATGTGACCAGACAGAATAATATGGGGTGCTAATGTATCAATAAAATCTAAAACTTGAAAGAATGCTTGCCGAATATATAAATATCCAGCACCATTTGGCAAGGTTAGAATACTGTCTGCAGAATAATTCTTACCCATTGGTGTCTTTTGGTAAAGGCTAATTGCAAGTGGCATAACCATATCCTCTAAAGCAGTTACAGTGTCAATTGTAATATACTTATAAGGATAGTTAGCTTCTTTAATTGCTTTACCAACTTCTTTCAATTCTTGCAGATTATTTGCTTTGACTTTTAATGCTTCTACATAGTCTGCACCATTCTCTAAGTCAATAATCAAATTATCATCAAGACCTGCAAATGCAGTTGTCTTACCAGTTTTAGGCTTAGAATAGACAATCAATCTTTTGGGATTAACTCTATCAGCTTTTACTTTCTTTGTTGGAAGTACTATACTCATATCATTTATCTTTTAATGCTTCTGCAAGTTTCTGAAATCCACTTGCAATTTCTAATAAAATAGAACTTACTTCATTACTTTCCTGCTTTATTTTAGGAAGAAATTCCTCCTCAAAATTTGGAAAAACACTGAGTTTAGTTTGTTTCTTTGGTTCTTCAAGTCTATACTTCTCATACTGATTGTATGGCATCTCACTTCCATCTTTAGTAACATAAACTAACTCAGAAGCAGGTATTACATATGTAGTATATTCCTCACCTCTTGAGCTTGTACCTGTTTTAGTCTCATACTCTTCACTGAAATAAGGATTATATCTATACTTAAATAGTGGTCTTTCTTCATACATTGGTACCATGTCTATCTCTACTCCATTTGGATCTCTAAGAAAGTCCACTAACTCAACATAAATATCAGAACCCCTACTAAGCTCATTCTCAAACAGCTGTATGTTCCTACCAACCTTACCCTTGCTAAAGAATGCAGTTTTAACAGTAAACTGATAAGCTGTTTTCAGATTTTGTAAGTAATCAAGGTGATGTTCCATCATCTCTTTTTCTTTTTCTTTTCTTGTATACATATTTTTAGTTTAAATTATGATGCTGTTGGTGGCGGGTCTACTTCTACTATCCTCATGATAACTCTATCAAGTTTAAAGAATGTCATACCCATAAAACCATTTCTGGATTTAAGTATGTGAAATACTAATAGATCTGGATTATTTATAATATATCTTTCCGGACCATAAAACTTAATCTTTCTATTATAAGGGCGGTTTATTCCCAGAACAACATCAGCGTGTTGTAATAAAGCATCAGAACCATATAAATCAGAATCTAGAATATAGTTTCCATAAGTACCATCCTTTGCTCTCTCAGGTGTTTCAACATTTCTGTTTAGCTGACTTAACACTAAGAATGCCACAGGAAACTTCTTCTTCATTTCTGTAAGAGCTTCACCTAAACCATATAACATATCAAACTTATCTTTATACTTTCCACCAGTTTTAAATAAAGCTGAGTGATCTATAGTGACCAAAGTATTTGTAAACCCTTCATCTGTTTTATTTTCTAACATGTAAGCATGAATAGTAGCACACATCTCTTCCACTGTACATGGATCATACACTACATCTACCATATCATAACTTGCAGTGTCTTCATAAAACTGCACACACTTCTGGAATATACCTTTGTCAATAGGCTTACCCTTACTCATCAGAGTATTGTAATCAGAACCAACATTCATAGACAATTTTCTGATACCATTTGTTTCATCCAACATCTCAAACTGAAACTTTAATACTCTAAACTTTTGGTCAGGATTCATCTTTATGACATCATTAACCAATTGTTCCATAAATAAAGTCTTACCAGTACCAGGCCTAGCACCAACAACTGTGATAGTCCTCCACTCCAACCCATCACAAAAAGCATCATTAAAATTTACCCAAGCTGTCTTCAATGATTTTAATTCACCATTGTGTCTAGCTTTTATCTTATAGAGAGCTTTTTTAAGAGCATCTCTCTCACTCACGGGCTTTAGTGCCCTAGCATTATTATACATATGTTTACGGATTATGCTCTAAATTCACTATCCCCATCATCCATATAATTCTCTAATTGAACATATAACCAATGGGAAACTGTGATAAGTACCTCAATCACAATATACTGTGTGACACTTACTTCTACTACAAATCTATTGATAATCAAGTATAGTAAAATACTACCAATCAAACCAATAAATAGCTTATGTATGTTTATTATAATCAAAATAGTCTCTCTTTAATAAATATTATTTCATCATCTGGTTTATTTAAAATCATCTCACAATAATCAGCTAAATCAGAATCCCATGTTTTATCACTGCTTTGTTTTCTAATAAAATATTGAGATGTTCTCATGTATTGATAACTAATCTCTCTGTATTCCAAAACATATTTCTTTGCTGCCAATAAAACTGTATCCCAACTGTAATCATAAGTTTCAAAGAACCATCTAAATGCATTTTCTAAATTCTTTGGATTAGATCTTGCATACTTGCCACTGGAAAGTTTTATACTTGGAAATGTTTCTGAATATTTCTTCACATTATCCTCAAAGTTATCTCCCAATAAAGTTTTAGATGTTTTCTTCTTTGACTTCTTAAAGTATCCGTCAATCTCAGTAGTAAAGATAATACTTTTATCTGTTAATGTCAAGTCTTCTTTTAACCAACCATCAGAAATTAATCTATTAATCTCTAGTTCTTTGCTGACATAAGAACACGGTATTATACTATTCTTTATACAGTGCAATATGTAATAACTGTTAGGTGTTATACCCTCACCAATAAACCTTAAAAATATATCTTCCATACTACCAACTAATTATAAATCCAGTTTTCTCTGCAACAGCATATTGTGCCTTTAGAAATGCATTATCTGAATTCCATTCTTTTTGTTTATTATATGCTGCACTTGCTGGGTGACTTGTAAATATCTTGTGGTTATCATCACCAACAAAGTCTGCCCATTCCTGAGCTTTCTTTCCCATGTAAATATACACAAGATCTTTTTTATTATGATTTAAATAGTCAAATAAATATGAAGTAAATCCCTTCCAAATATCATAATGCTGACCAACCTTTTCAACTTGAGTTGTTAAAGATGTATTAAGCATAAGAATTCCCTGATTAGACCATCTTTTTAAGTTGACATCAGTGCATAGAGTTGTACCACCATAAACAGTTTTATTAATCTCATCAAACATATATTTAAGACTTGGTTGTAATTTGCCAGTCTTACTACAACTAAATGCAATGCCATCTGCAACACCAAGACTCGGATAGGGATCCTGCCCAACTATAACAAGTTTTAACTGATCATAAGGACATTCTTCAAATGCAGCAAAAAGATCTTTTAATGGTGGAGTAAATCTTATATCTGAAGTAGTCATCTTATACAATCTCTCTAAAGTGTTTGTAAAATCAGAACTAAATATATAATGTTTAAAAAATACATCCCAACCACTTGGCTTGAGTCTATCAAACAATTTTTGTTTAATGCTGTCTATTTCTAATTCTATTTTCATTTTTTATTATATTTGTTAAAACAATTTAGCATGCCAGTAAAAGTAAAAGAAATAAAAGATAATGCACTAATTGATATCAAGGTCAATAAGAACTTCTATCTAATGTCAAAAGATGCATTGTATACAATCTTTAAACATCTTATTGATGGTAAGAGTCAGGAAGAAAGTGTACAACACATTCTAACTAAAAAATACCAAGAACTTGGTGACTTTGAAAGAGCATTTTATACTATCACTCTCCTACTATCTGAAATAGAAAAACAAGTGCAAGAAAATCCTGATCTATATGATGAGAAGGAAGTTCTAGAACCAAATGACCCAGGTTATGTAGAACCTAAGCAAGGTTAATATTTAAATCTGCACCAATCTCTATAGCAGATTGTATTGCCATTGCTAATTCTTCCTTACTACAGTCTTTAAATGACTTGCAGTTCTCATCATCCATGCATAGACCTGCATGCTTTTTTACTATTACTTTCATCTCATCAAATGTATATCCAGCTTCATTTGCAAGCTCTCTTATACACGCATGAATCTTAGCTAGTTGAGCTAGACTACCATTACTAGAAGATAGTCCCATAAAGACTTCAATTTCTTGTCCCTCAGCTAACTTATCAAGAAATAATTGATAAGTTATCTTTGTCCTTTCATTAATATACACTAACTTACCGTTCTTTTTAATAAGTTTGAAACTAAACATATCGTATATTTTTATTATATTATTATGTACTCATGAGTAAAAATTCAAAAAACAGCTTTAAAGAGAATACTAAAATTGTCTTAGAATATCTTGAAAAATTTCCCAATTCTCCTAGTAAAACTATATCCCGTAAAATCTATGATGAAAATGCAGGATTCTTTACTAATCTTGAACAAGTTTATGTCAGAGTAAGATACTACAGAGGTCAAATGGGAGGTAATAATAGAAAAGCATTAAGAACCAAAGAATTTCAACAAGAACTTAAAACCAAAGTTATGAATAATTTTGTATCACTACCATCTTCTCTTACACAAAAAAGAGGAACATTTACATTTCCTACTGGCTGTAAGAAGTTAGGTGTAATTGGTGACATCCACATTCCATATCATGATGAAGATGCAATAGAAACTGCATGTGATAAAATGGAAGCAGAAAGAGTAGATAGTATCCTAATCAATGGTGACTTACTTGACTTCTATCAGCTTTCTTTTCATGAAAAGGATCCAAGAAGAGTCCATTTTAAAGATGAAATAGAATCTGGTAAGGAGTTTCTAATGTACATGCGGTCAAGATTCCCAGACATTCCTATTTATTTCATACCAGGTAACCATGAAAATAGATTTGAAAGATACCTAAAAATAAAAGCATCTGAGTTACTTGACATGGATGAATTTAGACTAGATGTAATCTTACATGTCGCAGAATATAAAATAGAATATATCCCAT